CTCTTCCAGCAAAAATAGGATCTGCAAATTCAATCACTTTACCCGGCAAAGGAATATGGCCGTCTAATCCAACTTTAAAAGTCACAGTACGTGTTTCAAGTTGTTCAAACTTTAAAGCCCACAAGCCTGCTCGTTGTGCTTGCCCACGCGATGTGCACCCCCACGCATCAAGTTCAAGTAAGCGCACCTGTTTCATTTCAGAAATGGCTTTCTCATCACGCACAAATTCATATTCAGTCTTATAGTGATTGGCTGGGTTATCCCAAGCTACTTTTACTGCATTATGTCTATCACGGGCACGTGTACCATTATGATCCGGCTCCCCGATAATATTTGCACGGGTATATGTGAAATAGGTATCTTGTGGAATATCAGCATCACAAACAATGCTATCCCCATCCCAATAAGTAATAGCTCGAAAAACACCAGCTAATTTTGTAAGAATGCTATAAGCATCTTCAGCGCTCTGAAGATAAATGTTACATGTGAAACGTGGTTCTTGACCGCCCAACCCGTCTGGTACCAACTCATCACAGTATTGGGCTAAACGGTATAAAGACCATTTATCAAGCATTCCATCTGTAATTCGCTCACCAATTCCGTAGCGCTTAGATGTGCAAAGATCATAGTAAATCCATGCAGGGTTGTTTGAATATGCGCGTTTAAAAGTGCCATCCCAAAACCCAATGTATTCGCGGGTTTCAGGGTTGTAATTTGTCGGTACCTTAATTTTTACGCCTTTCAAATCAACCGCAAGTTTTGCGACTGATCCACCGAATGTTTCAGCATCGTATTGCAGTGAAACTAATGCTGTATTTGGATAGCGTAATTTAGCGTCTATAACTTCAGTGACAGCCTTAACATACATTTTGTCGCTGATATATTCGGATATTGAGTTGGGAGTAATTCGGCGAACACGAACGAGCCAGCCTGAATCGGCTTTGGGTAAGTCAATACGATGTGGACGCTCATAATTATCAGATGTTTTATCTGAAATTTTTGCTCTTAATACTTCTGACCATGCTCCGCCATCAGTTTGCAAGTCCACCGCGTATTCAATGGTATAGCCAGTAACATCACCCGTTGTTGGGTCTTGGTTGCGTAGTGGCCCCCAACGTAAACGTAAACGTACTGCATCAAGATCTAGGTTGTTAAAAGAGCGCACCCAAGGTGTAGATGATTTAAGCTCTACGTCAATCGGGATTTCATTTTCAACTGCCGGGAAGCCTTCAATGTATTCTTGATCGTTTGTTCCGGATCTAAAATTAACAGTAACGTTTTCAAAGTTCTTGTTGCCGTTTTCATCTTGCAACGGAGTATCTTCAAGCAAAATTGATTGATAGCCGTTTGCTAATCCCTCGACTTCACCCTCCGCTAGACCAATCAACTCTTTTATATAAGTTTTAGATTGTGCGGAGTCTGGTGCAACTACTGGTTGTCTTGGTTGCTGGTTTCCCTTTTTTGCGCCTTTTACCATCACTGTCATATCAAATCCCACGCAATAAAAAAGGCGCCAAAAAGCGCCTATAACTAACTTAAAAATTACATCTGATCTTCTGGATATTGACCAGCACTTAATACGAAGCCGCCGACTTCACGTCTACCATAGAGAATCGGTACTGGGTAACCTTGCGCTGCTGTGGTTACTGCACTCCCAAAACCAAAGTTTGCCCGGTTCCCGTCTTGGTTTTGATTTTGATTAGTTTGGGCTTTCGGCATGAGCATTGATGCAATACCTCCCATAGCCATGCCTGCACCAGCGCCAATTAATGCAACACCGTAAGCTGAAGACGTACCGCCAGTCATCACACCTGCAACAATCAGAACTACTCCAAGAACTAATTGTAAGACTCCACTATTACCACCAGCTCCCATTACACGCGGGACGATATGAATAGTGTCTGCTTCAGTATTCATGTCTAGCTGCTCTTCACCAATATTGTCACCAGTGATTAAGCGCTTTGTTTCATGATCGTAAATTGCTGGGCGCTTCTTGCCACGCTTATTGCCTGAACCTTTGCCTTTAAGAAAAATTGCAAAAGCCAACCCTTGTTCATGGGCATGTGTCATGAAGTGCTCAAAGCCAGCGATCTGAACTGATAAAGCACGCATGGCTTCACGCGTATTTGCGACATCGAGCTTAAATTCACGACCAAACTTTTGGCCCAAGATGCCGTACAACTTAATTGTTTTTAACATCTCGGTGCCTTAAGATTTTCACAGTGCGCTCATGCCATTGCTGACCATATATTTCCCGCACAGATTTACGGTTATACGGATGATGAAGGATTAAACTTGAACCGATGCAATGCTCAGTTTGTTCCGATTTAAGCTGCCCATTATTACCCAACCATATAACTGCATGATTTGGATGCTCGGTACGCCCAACACGACAAACAAGCATATCGCCATACTGCGGTGTATCAACTTCATAGAAACCTGCTTTTTCGTAATTTTCAAGGTAAAGAGAAGGATGATCTTTATCTTCCCACCATGCATCTTTACGCTCGAAATCCATCAGTTCTACGCCCAATTCACGACTATAAAAATCACGTACAAGCGCATAGCAATCTTGCCAGCCATGAAAATAATTACGCCCCACTAAAGGGGCGCGATAACCGCAAGGCTCGTAGACTTGAAAATCAAGATCCGGATATGAACAAATTACCCACGGCTTTTGATGTAATTCAATTTGAATCAGATCAAGTTCCGAAGCTTTTGTTGTTCCATCTGGATGAGAGTGCACATAAGCTAAGATTTCGCCTTGATCTTCAGCACTTGCCAAGTCTTCGGGATGTATTTCAAACTGATCAGATTGTTCAGCGATATTGCGACAAGGAATATATTGCTTTTCGACAATCACCCCACAGCTTTCATGCGGGTAACATGCATCAGCATGGGCCATGATTGCTTTTTTAATTTTTGCTGTCAGTTTCATAAGACCTCACAACATGCTTGAAGCTGGGAATCCGCCAAAGGGTAAAGGCTTGTTTTTACTAAATCGACATTCACAACCAGACAATCTGTATGAGCAACGATCTAAAGCAGGGTTGTCTGTTGGCTCATCTTTCTCGGTAAACATTGCTGCCCCGGTGTAACCACACTCTTCCCCGCGATATTCCCAACTACAATAAGAAGTAATTTGACGTACAGGAATTTTCAAACCTTCAAAATCAATCGGGTTAGAAAGCTCAAAAGTTACTTGCTGAGCATTTTCCGATGTCTTTTGTTCTATAAACCAAGTTTGTTCTTTAGACTCATTCGATGCTGAAGGATTGCCTGCTGTGAAGTTTTCGGCATCTAGATATTTAGCCAAAGTAGTAATAACTTTTAGCTTTGCACCTGCAAAATCTTTAAATTGCAGACAATAAGCAGAAACAGCATGTTGAATGCCGTTAATGTTATTTGCCATGCTTAAAGTTGGCGCTGAAGCTTTGCCATCTGAACGCATTTCAAGCCCAGATACTTCCAAAGCCATTGGCTCAAATACTTGACCTTGCCAAATAATATTGCGGTTCCATACTTTTTGATCACCAGCATCGAATATCTTTCCAATGCTGCCAGAATCAGCACCAATTAAACCTTCAGAACCAATTGAAGAGTAGATTTTCTCCCAGTCTTGAAAAGCTATATGCCCGTGGAAACGTAAAATGCCAGCACCTAAGCTGCTGGCATCTAGTTCATACAAATGGATTAATCCATCTACATATAGTTTCTGGAAATCACTATTCAGGGTCATTTTCTGTCACCACTGGCATTTCGGGTACTGGTTTAGGAATTTCTTGCAAGCGAATATCGATCCAGCGGCCCGTTGAAAAATCAACTGGATTATCCAAATCAGCAATAATTGAAGCAGACTCAACATCAAACTTCTTTTTAAAAGTTTTGATTTCAATATCTTTATTTTCTAACTGCTGATAAATCACAGCAAAAAGAATGTTCCCGTTTGCATCTTTAGGTGTTTCGATATACCACCCTTCCGTTGCTAAACCTGACGTTCCTTTTAGCAAGTAGTGCCCTACATCGAGCTTTTCAAAAGTAATGTTCTGCTCAGCAGCTTCATCATTCAACTCAATCTTATCTGCAAATAGTTTCACGATCGGTGAAGCGGCTTTAATAAATCCGTTTGCATCAATAGTTGTATTCCCCGAGTGTCTAATTAAAACCGGAACTCTCCAAGCTTCACCTCCGGTCTCATTACTTCTTAGATAAAACTTGTTTGTATATGGCAGAACGCCGATCTCAAAGCCGCGCGGTAAACTTGAAAATGATGAACGCAATACAAAGACATTCGTCTCGACTTGCTGCCACGTACTCGCTCCAGAACTACCAATGTCATAATAATAAAAGCCCGAACCAAGCACAGTTGAGTCATTCGGCATAGATAATTTCGTCATATAACCGCCCAAACCAAAAGCACCAACTTCCATCACATTCCCAGCAGCAGTACCAACATAACGACTTGCAGCATGGCTCGGGTTAGTAAAGTTTTCATTAATTTTTGCGCCAGTAGAGCGGAAAGTATCACCGCCCGCACCAGTAGGAGCCGTTCCAAGATTTACAGTTTGATATGTCATTTTCTTACTCGCATAAAAAAAGCCCCTGTAAAGGGGCTTTAAAGGGGTTTAATTTAAGGGTAAAAAACTTGGGTGAATGTCGTTGAGATTTGCCAAACATCACCACCTAAACAACGGGGTTGATATTCACCTGTTTTTACTCGGACCTCACCATCTAAAGGTGAATCCCAAAGAAACGAGTCCGCGCCCTTGTGCTGATCGAAGAACGCTTTGATTTGCATAATTTCGGCTTTGTAAGCCGTTCTTTGATATGTCCATTCACCGGATCGGTTATTGATACCTATGGCGATGTTTTGTTCATAACCGTCACCAAACTTAGAAGACAAAGTATTAAAACGTTGAGTATTACTATTCCCGTCTAAGTCACATTCAAATGTGAATTTAAGATCACTCATTTAGAGAGTAAGCCTCCTTGTCGTTGCTCTTGACTTAAGTACTCATTGACATGCCGAGCGATTGCCTCTCCTAACCCTATATGCTTATAAGCCACCGATTTAAGAGCGTCATATTGTTTTTCGCTCAAAACAAAAATCACACCATCAATATCTACAATCCAATCATCGAATTGGATAGGAAAAGTTTCACCATTTCGTTCATAAGTTATCTGAATTCCCGCAACTACACATTGCCCACCATATGTTACTGCACCAGCAAGAAGGCTTGTGACGTCTTCACAATTTCCAGTGTGTTGACCTGTTTTCTTCAATTGAATTGCTTTCATATTTCCTCCTTATAAAACAAAACCCCGCCAAGAGCGGGGTTTTGTTTCTATAAACATTTAGAATTGATGTTTATAAAACACCTCATATAAGATTTTCACTAATTGATGATTTGCTGTAAGAGGACTTGAGTATTCCCAAATATAACTTTTATCACCAAGCTTAAATTCTAGTTGATCAGGTCGGCTGATCACCTTGAACTCGCCATGCTTATGTCCAACATAAGAACAAAAGGTTAAGTAGATATCCTTTATTGACTCTTTACTTATTGATGGAAAACCATTATCTAACAAAAATTTGTTATCATTTCCATCAATTAATGCGCAAACCATAATTTCAGCGTTTTCCCATGCCAGTGGGTTAACATCAGTTCCCATATTTCCTCCTATTGGTTAATGGGAACTAACTTTTAACTCACTTTAAATAGAAAAATCAAATAATTAATCACTTTCTATTTAGGGCATTATTTAGACAACAAACCGCCTTGTCGCTGTTCCTGTCGAATAACAGTTCTAACCGCATTACCAATCATTTGCCCAAGCTGTTTAGAATCATTTTGGGTATCGGTTTTACTTGAACCATCAGCATTAACTGTCACATAAACAGTGATAGGAACATCACTCGAACTGCTTTGAGTTTGATTTGAATTAATCGCATCAAACTGTCGTGCCTCCCGTCGAGTTGCCATAACATCGGATGTATTGTTAGAAACAAAACCTCCGTTCGCATAACCACTTGGTTTGCTTTGACGCATGCTTTCAACAACACTTACACCACCCCAGCGTTTGATATCTTCTTGCGACCAAACAACCTCACCTTTATGTACTACTCCAGCTGGAGTATGTTTAAGCCCATTTCCTGTATAGCCACCATCCGCAAAACCTTGCGGCGTTGCAGCTTGGATTAATGTAATAAAACTACTTGATTTAGCAGTTGCTATTGCAGCCTCAGCCAATTTGTTCCAAACGGTACCTTGGGCATTTGCATATGCATCAGATGCAGCTTTCCAAACATTCATACCAGCTTGAGCCAAAGCAAAGGCCTTTTGAGTTGCAAATAAAGTTTTATAAGCCGTTGATGATTCTCCTAGAATTGCACCAAACATTCCTGTAAATGCACCAGTCACCGCTTGAGCTTGTGATAACTGTAGATTCAATGAATCGTTCTGATAAGTTGACTCAATGAGCTTCATTCGCTCGGTATGTTCAGCCCATATTTGTTCCCGTTGTGCTGCAATTTCCTGTAAATTTGCATTTGGATCCTCAGCCTGCATATTCAAAACAGCTTCCTGACCATTTGCCATATTTAATGACTGTGCTGTTTGGTCGGCGCGAGTTTGGTCCAACTGATATTGTTGGCTGTTCCCTGTCATGTCTGCATATGTACGATCCCAACTTCGACTTGCCGTAGCAGCTTTATCCAGGACCTCTAACTGCTCTTGTGATTTTGATAACATTATTCTTTTTTGACGCTCTTCATCACTAAGCTTACTATTCTTTAAAATTTCCTCACGCTCAAGTCGATATCTTTCCCTCATTGCATCAATCTCTGAATATAGAAATTGTTTAGCCTGAAATAATCTCTGTTCTTGGGCTAGTTTGAGTAAGCCTAGTTCTTGCTGAAGTTGTTGACCAAGTAAATTAACTGCTTCTTTACGTTGATCTTGGGTTAATTGAAAGTCATGCTCAGCTTCAAATTGACGCCTTGCAAAGCTTTCCTTTATTAGATCCTCTTCTGTTAAATTAAATTGTTTATAGTCATCCAACTTGGTTTTTAAAGCCTGTTGGGCAATAGCAATATCATTATCAGCACGTGCTTTTAACTCTGCTTTAATTTCATCTTTACGTGCTGGGTTGAAATTAGCTTTATCTACATCTTCTAATTTTTTCGAGAGTTCATTTCTAATTTTAGTTACTTCATTAGCAACATCATTTTCCAACTGTAAGCGCAATTTTGCCCGCTCTTCAGCCATTTTGGCTGAATCATCAAGCATATTATCGAAGTCTTTAGAAGAAATATCACCAGCTGAATATCCGTTCGCACCTGCTGCATACGACTTTACGTTTGCTAGATATTTCTTAGTTTCTTTGTATCCATATGCCTTTCCGTTTTTTACATTATCCGGTCCAGCGTTGTACGCCATAATAGCCTTTTCAACATCTCCACCAAACTGTCTAAGAAGAGCTGAAACATACTTAATCATTCCATTAACACTAGATTCTTCACTTCTAACATCAACACCATACTGTTTAGCTGTAGCTGGCATAAATTGTGCCAAACCTTGAGCACCGACTGGTGATGTTAATAATTTGCCTTTACGATAAGTATCTCCTCTGCTTTCCTGCATAATCATGCCTTCAATCAGGCCTTGTGGAATACCAGCAGCTGCAGCCTTATCAGAAATATTATATTTCTTTGATAATGCTTGTACTTTTGCATTCACAGCCATAATTTTTTGCTGTTTTTCAAGTTCACTAGTATGTTTCTTTTCAGCTTCTATTATCGCATCTTTCTTTTCCTTAAGTGCATCCAATGCTTTTTGTGCTGTAATGATTTGAGCAATTTCTTCATTTGTAACAATCACTGTTGTTCCAGCAGGAGCTACAGCTTGTTTTGCCTTTTCTAACTCCTTGATCTTTTTAACAACCTCTTCACTATAACCAAGATTCAGGTATGCCAATTCTTCATTAGAATTCAACACATCATTTCTTAGACTGTCAAAATATCCTTTTTGGGCTTTTGTAGCTTTTTGGGCGGCACTTTCATTACCAATTAAAGCTTTCGAATTTTCGTCAATCCCTGCAACTGCCGTTTGTGCTTTTTTGCCTGATAACTCAACCTCAATTCCAAAAAGTTTAAGTGAATCTTTCGTGGTCTTAGCTTCTTTAGCATTTTTTTCAAATTCTTTAGTATTTTCTTTAAGGGAATTGTAGATCTCTTTACTAATACGTAAATCATTAAAACGTTTAACTGCCTCATTCATGCTAATGGTGCCATCCATCGCATCATTAACAACCTGGACGATCTCTTTATTCCCCTTATAAAGTTGAGCTATGGCATTTAACTGAATATTAATCTTGCTACTTGATTCTGCTAATGCCTTATTTTGCCGCTCAAATGAAGTGGCCATGTCATTAATTGCCGAATCTTTTTCAAGTCCACGCAAGGCTAAAAGTTCTTCTTTAGCTTTTTTGGCTACAGAAGCTTGTTCTTCTAATTTTTTATTAGCTTGCGCTGCTTTATCCTGAAAATACATATAGCCAGCAGCTAGTGCAGTAATTCCCAGGGCGATAGCGTTTATTGGCCCCCCTACTAAACCTAAAGCACGACTACCTAATGTCGCAACTCGATTTAAATTCCCTTGAGCTACTGTATAGGCCATTGTGGCTGCAGTTGCCTCTTTTAAAGCAATGCTATGTGCAATCTCGGCAGCAGTTTTACGTTGTATAGCTGCAGCTCGAGCATTTGCAGTTGTCGCCGCATTATATTCTGCCCTAGCTAATCCTATTTCAGTGAGAGCCAATGCAGCAGCTTGACGCGCCCTCATAGCTTCAACACCAAGTAACTGTACTTGAGATTGAGCTTCAGCTAAATTCGCAGCTCTCTGTTGAGCCGAGGCAGCAATGCTTGCTTGGATGGCTACTGTTTTCGTTAATACTGCTTTGGTAATTAAACCAATTCCAGCAACTACGGCCCCATTCACTAATAAATCTAAATTGTTTGCTAAAACCTGAATAGAACCAGATAAAGTTTGAGCTGCACCCGAACCTTTCCCCGTTTCACCTACAAATTTCGTAATACCATTACTTAGCATTTCTAGGGATTGACCAATAGTCTTGTCAGTCTTTCCATAGAGCTCTTCAACGCTATCACCAGCCTGCAGTAATGCCTTGGTAATAACTTCACCAGTTAGTTTTCCATCAAGCATCATTTGACGAAGCTCACCACGGGTAACTCCCAAACCTTTTGCCATAGCATTTAAAAGTCCACCAGCACCATCGACAAGGCTGTTGAACTCCTCTGCTCTAAGCACACCGCCATCTAATGCTTGTCCATACTGAAATAGAGCTGCTGCTGCCGACTCAGCATTAGAGCCACTGATTGCAACAGCTTTTGAAGTAATTTCTGTAAGTTTGGCAGTTTGTGCTTGTGTAAGATTTAAAGTCTTGGCATTAGACATATATTTCGAGTAAACATCATTTACCGCACTCCATGAAGAAGCTGAACGCTGTGCAATATCAAAGGTATCTGTCATTGCACGATTCAATTCTTCTTGGCTGTTTGTTACTAATTTAAGTTTATTATTAATACCCGTGTAGAGATCCATTTTATTAATTGCTGCCCCTACGGTAACAACCCCAGCCATATATCCTGCAAGCTGTCTGGTCGCTACAGAAAGCTTATCCATTGACTTAGTAGCGTAATCACCATTTCTTTCAATGCTATCTAATTCATTGGCTAGATTACGCGCGTTACGCTCTGCATTTTTTGAATCAATGACAATGACTAGACGAGATTCTTGAGTCATCTTACTTTTCTCCAGGCAATAAAAAACCCACTCAAGGAGTGGGTTGTTCAAAATTAAATAAAATTACCAAGCTGGCGTATTTACTAAAAAAAGCACCCTAAGGTGCTTTTTTATTACTACTTGTTTAATTAGCAAGAATACAGTTTTGATATTTATGAGCCACACCATCTAATGCTTCAATAACACCAGGTGCACGTGCTCCAGCCCATGTTCCAACCTGTCTAAAACCATTATTACTTGATGTGCCTGTATTTTGTTGAGCTCTCAAAATATTACTCATTACAAATTGAACTTTATTTTCTTTAAGAGCAACCTTTACATCATATTTAACAAAATCTGTAATAAGACCTGCTTGCTGTCCTTTTGTCTTTACATTGCCATTTGCAATAAATGTTTTTTCATTTTCATCTAGATATTTAAAAACAGACTTTCCTTGGTGAACTTGAGTATTATTATTCTCATAATATCTACCTGTATATGCCCCTATGAAACTACCAGCTTGGTCATGTAGAACAATATCATCATTTTGAAAATTTTCAGCAGCACATAATTTCAATTTAGAGAATGATGTACCTGTTGAATTAAAAGAATAATCAATTTTATCAATGTATGTATCCCCCGCTGAACTAGCACTTATAGTTGATACATTATTTGGCAATTGAATCGGTGCAACTGAACATCCACCAAGAATTGAAACCAAACCCAATAAAATAATCTTTTTCATGAAATTACCCATCATTTTTTAATGGATAAAATTTAACAGGTGAGAAATAAAAAAGCCACTCAATCGAGTGGCTTCTCTATTTTAAGCATGTAGTAGCTTTTCAGCACCAGCGGCCAAAAATGCAGATCGGGTTTTAAATCTTTTATCCTTACCAACATTATCATCAATCTTCCGAATTAATCGGCTTGGCAAAGTAACATTGATTTTTTCTGGCTTACCTAAATAACGACTAACATCAACTTCAGTAACTGCCCAGATCATTCCTTTATAGTCGGTATCATCTAGAAACTTACCTACTTCAGATGCTAAAGGAATTTCCTCACCATCTTCAGCTAGGATTTCTAAATGACCAGAAATAGCCTCTTTTACGTTCTCGATAGCTTCCTCTAATGTGTCGCCAGCACTAAAACAACCTGGAATATCAGGAACAGTGACACCAAATGCTTCGGTATCTGATCCTCGTTCAATTGCAATTGGATATAACATCTCAACACTCCATGCCCTTGGCATAAACATATCGCCCACTGCGTTATGATTAGTTGTAAGGGATATAGTATTTAAAGTCGGGAAACAGCGGGTCAATTTAGACCCGCTTGTTTCAAAATGCTTTTAACAGTTCCGTTTGGTAAATCCTTTTTAGGATGTGGGATTGTAACTAACCCCTTTTTGGTTGGGTGTTTAAAGTGATGATGACTTCCTGAAACCCTAACCTCATACCAACCATCTGCTTCAATCATTTTGATTAAATCCAGACTTTTCACACCAATCCCTTATTAACTTGATGAGATAATAATAACCCTAGAGTTATTATATGTAAATAACTCTAGGGTTACTTTTTTGAGGACTTGGAATTTATTTTTTTATGGGCTTCATCTAAAAACAAGTTATCCAATGCAAAAATACAGTCATTAAAGATATGAGCAGCTACTGGTAAATCATTATGCTCTGCATAGACATTGATTGCCTGCTGATCTAAAGATAACGGGATGCCCTGCTCATACCGTCTGGATCTGGCAATAGTACTAAATGCCGAAAAAATAGAGTCAGCCGCATGCGAATATTCTGGCGGATCCGGAATACGGCCACCTAAGAACTTGATTTGCTCGATTTCGTGCGGCGTTTTCGACGCATACGTTTTTTGATATTTGTAGAGCTCGATGACTTTCCCAGAATTAAAGCCTTGTCCTTGTCTGCGTCTTCCTGAATCTTCTGGGCCTGTTCTTTAATGAATAGCCAGATTGAAATACCAATATCACCAAGATTAAGAAGCTTTGAGGCATTCTCAGGTGTATAGGGCTTTTCAGACTCAACAGTTTTACCGTCTACGATTTCGGCAAATACCACACCCTTCCAGTCTTCTATTAAATGGGCAGCACATGCATCCATTAACAACTCGTGATAAAGCTTGGCATCTTCATCTTTGACCATTACATCGTAGCCCTTAGACGAGATCTGGTTACCTGCTCGTTCAATGGCTACCTGAAAAGGCTTATAAGCGATACCACGGACTTTGAACTCTGCCTGTACTTCGCCATCAACCCCCTTGTATTCACACCATTTTGATACGTCCGAGCTTTTAATAATTCCGACTTTTAAAGCCATAACAACCTCTGAAATTTTAGAAATAAAAAAGCCCATGGGATTCCATAGGCTTTGTTACTGAATGAGCTGATTAAACAAGAGCACGCACAATCGTTGGCGCTGTACGGACTTGGGCAAAGTTGATGTCTACAGTAATAATGTCGTCACCACCGCCATCTGGGTGATTGGCTTCCATGACTTCCAGTTGCGGGAAGTTAAACGAATATTTACTGCCTTTGCTGTCTTTAATATCAAAGGTCAATGTAAACACATCTCGGGTTTTAATGGCATCAATCCACCCTGCTGAAGTTGACGAGAACATGAAAGAAGCAT